CCAGTAGCTGCATCATAATCCAAGTAAACACAAGTACCTACTGACCTACCAGTATAGCGATCCTTCAGGATTCTAATGGTAGACATATGTCTCAAGTGTTCATCCTTGTGCTGCTGATTCCTTTCAATACCTATAACAAAGTTAGCCCACTGACCTATAGCCCTTGAACCAAAGAAGTGTTTGATCTGTACACGCCCACCTTCTTCATGTGGTTTACCTTCAGGTGTGTTCAGGTGTGATATTAAGAACAGGCTTACCTTCAACTCACGTGCCAGACTAGCAAGATCAGTCATAATGTATGCTAGTTGTTTACGCTCATCTCCGTCTACCGTACCAGATACTAAAGCTGTGATGTGATCAATAAAGATATGCTTGCAATCAAGTGACACAACCATGAACCTTATGCGCTGCTTGATTACCTCATACTCAGTGCTGCCGAAGTGGTCATACAGGTGATACCTATTGCTATCCTCCATACCCTTCACTGTAGTAATCAGTTCTTCATCAGTCCAAGTATCAGACGGTACATGAAACAGCTTATCTTTTATCTTACTAGCAAGGCAGCGTACCGTATGCTCTGGTGATTCTTCTAGGAACAAACCACCCACGTTTAACTTGTGGTGTTCAGCTAAGTGAACCATAGTTTCCTTCCAGATTTCTGACTTACCCATGCCAGTACCTGCACCGAGTACATACAGTTCACCTGACCTTATACCATAGGTAGCATCAGTAAGTCCCTGCCATGCCCATGATAGCCCTTGCTCTAGGGGCTTAGTCAATCTCTCCATCAGATCACCAACACCTACTATACCATCAGGCTTAAACTTCTTGGCTCTCCATAAACATTGTATTAACTCAGCACCCTTACCCGCTAACAACATTTCATTAGCATCCTTTAGGGGCATTGAGGCAACGGCACATTTATTAGGCGAGAACAATGGAGTCACTGCTTCCACTGCTGCAGCACCCGCATCATCCTGATCGAAGCAAAGTATCACGGTCTCAAAGGTTTCAAGCCATTCCAAGTTATTCTTAATAGCCTTCGGTGCTGACGTAGCACCAAGTGGTAGTGATACCACCGCCCATTTATTTTCCTGGATTTGACTGACACTCAAACAATCTATCTCACCTTCAGTGATAACCAAACGCTTACCACCCTCACCCCATAGGTGTTGCCCGAATAGTTCAGTACCTTTCATAGTACCAGTGGCAGTGAACTTCTTGTGAGCACCACGTATCTTCTGGCCTATCTGCTTACCCTTTAGATAGTAGGGTGCAATTTGTACGTGATGCCCATTGTGTTCACCTACCTTATAACCAAACTTCTTACAAGTCTCAAGGTTAATACCTCTAGCCTTGAGTGGTGCATACTCACCATCAACTAACCCCTTTGGGAGAACCTTCGTCTCCGCTGTGAGGTGCGTATCTTTACAGGCTTTCGTGAGTCTGCAACTGAAGCAATGAGTATGCCCGTCACTATATACACTAAGCGCATCACTACTACCGCAGTCTTCGCAGTTCTTATGATAAACGAATGTGGATGTGCTTTCATTCCGTTGGTATGTTTCATGAGCCATTCTTCCCCCTTATGTTAGAAGCTCTTACACGTTCCTTGTGCATCTTACGCTGCAGCCCCTGTATGATTCTACTGCCTACTTCATTATTACACTTACTTACCCTAAGTTTCTTAAAGGCATCTAACATAATTGGGTTCTTCATTATTTTCCTCTGAGATTTAGAAAGCCTAAGCCTTCCCTTAATAGAAAAGCAGATACCGAGAAGTGAGGACACTTAGTAGTATTGTCCAGTTTACCATGAGCCACCACTCGTGCATTGTTAAAACTAACTGACATATTTTCGAGTAGCCATGCCAAGTTTTTATATTGTGAGTCCGTATAATTATCTTCCCCTTTCCCCTTCTTACTTTGCCCACCTATCATACAAATACCAAGTGCCTTCCTATCATATTCCTCAAGGTGAGCACCCGCATTATTCATAGGTCTACCATATTCTATAATGCCATCACGATCAATTACTACATGATAACCTACAGATAACTTACACTGGCTGCGGTGTAGCCTGTCCATCTCTTGCAGTCCTATAAATTCTGTAGCCTTCGTGAAGCTTGAGTGTATAACTATGTACTCCCACTCCCAAGGGTTTATATGTTTCATTGCCATATGTTTAATCCTTTAGCCATGCCCGTGGTATCAGTCTGTCTGCAAATTTAAAACCATTCTTAGTACACCATAGTGCATAGGTAGTCTTGCTACCCTTACTAAGTTTGGCCTTACTACTTGAGAAGACAAATCTAATATCCAACTCTGGATGCTGTTCTTTTATTAATAGGTGTTTCTTTCTATCAGCTACCATGAATCTACCCTTGGTTTCTATAATGATTCCATTAGGTAATTCAAAATCTGGGGTGTACTTGTGAGAGGACTGAGGTCTGATGTACTCAATGTACATTTCCTCATACTTCACAGGCACACCCTCATCCAGTAACTGTTGAGAAACTTTATCCTCAAGCCCACTACGAAAACCATGCAGCAGGTCTGAGGCTTTAGCTTTCTTAAAACTCATTCGCTTCTATTTCGTGCAGCGGGTACTTAATGTTCTCTACTTTAGCAGCAGCAGGTGGTGGTACATCCTCTGCCACATACCCACCTTCTTCACCGCCGAAGCCAAAGGAATCACCACTGCTACCACCACCCTGTACTAACTCAATCACCTGAACTGCATTCATGCGTAGCTGCACACCTACACCTACTTGCTGTGTATAGAATGGGTTGAACTCACCTGCTACCTTAACTACTGAGCCACCATAGATTGGTGTGCCATAAGCTATCTTCTTAGGTGGTTTGCTTGCATCAAATAGTTTAGGGTAAAGCATGATGGTTTCATTGGATGCACGAGTGACAATCTTATGGTTCATCTTAATGTTGAACTCATACTCACCTGTCTCATTACCATCATCATCTACACAAGCTTTGATAGGTAGTGATGCACGCTTCACTGCTTTAGATGCAGCAATAGACTTACCCTTAGTTCCAGGATTAGTGTCTGAAGCTAGTCTCTTGACTGTTTCCTTGAAGAACTCGTCAGCTATCCCTTGAATCTTTAGGGTCAGTGCCTCGGAATCTTCTGCACTCAGCCGTACCTTACATGAGAACTCACCGTTAGGCTTGTACTTAGTGTCAGGTTCAGACAAGCGTGGGTATACTGCTACACCTTTTGGCGTTACAAACTTCTCTAATTTTTTATTCATTGTCGTATCTATCCTTCTTAAATTTTTTATTCAAAAATGAGCAGTGAGCTTCATCAACCATAATACCTGCTTCACACATCTCAGCATGAAGGTCTATTGGTAGAGGCTCATCCATCCCCCAATGTACAACCGCCCTTGATAAGAGTACACCTTGTAAGTCCAACATAAATTTTCCCCTTAATATTCATTTTGATCTTTTGCTATTTTTTCTAGTATGGAGAGAAGTCCAAAAATTACAAGGGTTACTGCCCCAATAGATAGCATAAGTATAGGAATTGCTACAAGTGCATCAGGTAAACTAGCCATCTCCATTATCTCCAAGTCCGTTATTAAAATCATCTTCAGCATCATCCTCTAGGATTATTATTTCTTCAGTAGTTATAGTATCCTCGGCACTAGCTAAGTCTGCTATGGCTACAATAACTATAAATAAAATAACCCAAATAACTTTTTCTTTTATTGTCTTCACTTCAATTCCTCCTCAACATATACTTTAAGAGCACGAGCCTTACTGTCCCACCTCACATCAGCATCAGCGTTAATCCTGCTACTGTATTGCATAAGTTGTGACACACTTAGCCCACTTGATTCAGCCACCTCCCGAAACAGTAATGCTACCCCTGCTACCTGCATATCTGGGCTAAAAGTTTGCAATGCACTGATAGCTTGGTATGCTGCATCATACGCCTTTATCGGGTGGGCTGAGTACAGTTTGTCGTTGTTCATTAGCTTCCTCTCTCTTTCGTTTTAATCCTTCATCCCTAATCTCCTTCAATGTCCTGCCACAACTAACACATGCATCCCCTTCCTCATTCAGAAGGCACTCAAGGATACAACCTGTATCTACTGTAGCCCTAGTCAAGGCAGACTCTATCACAGTCCTAGATCTCACAAGCCCCTGCCACACACGCTAGTGTCTGGGAAGCCTCCGTATTATCTTTATCCTCTATCATTTGTAGCCAATCAATTCCTTTTGGCATCTTGGATAATAGTTCAACGTACTGTTCCTCAGTGATATCCTCATATGGTGCTTGAACGTAGACATGATCTGAGTGTGGCAAGAAACTAATACCTGATATACGATCAAAGTTCTTCCATACCCATGCGCCTACCTCTACCCACTCATCTGCTTTAACATACACTGTGCAGCTTGGCTTGTGTTCACAAAAATGATCTTGATACATTAACCACAATTCCATCTGCTCTAGTGCAGTCTTATCATTCCTGAACACCGCTCCAGGAGGGGCTTTCATAGGAAAACTAGCTACCATTGTGGTGTCCTTCTTTGCTTCATAGTCCACAAGTGGGAAGCCATTTCGTAAGAGAAATTCACACACTGGGTCTTTCTTATCTAACTGAATGCGCCGAATATAATAATCAGCGAACCTAGCATGAATACCACTAGCACTGTCAACAAGCTGAGAAACAGTACCAGAAGGCTTAACGCAAGTAATAGCAGTTGAACAAGTGATGTTAAATTTTTCAGACCAAATAACATTCGTCTTTCTAGCATGATCCCTTAACTCCTCTAATAACTTTGGTAAACCACGCGAGAGTTCACGATGTTGCAAGATTGCATTCTTAGCCCCATTCATTAGTGAGCTATCCATAATACCTGTCAGGCTCACACCTAGCAGCCGTTCCTCATCAGTGTTTTTCTTCCACTCATCTGATAGGAACTTAAAGTCCGTGAGTGTGGATTGATAAGTACCTAGAATAGTAGCTAGTTCTATTTTTTTCTTGAGGCTTGAAAGCGAATCGTTGGCTCGGACAACAACCTCCGTAAGGTTACAGAATTGTTTATCTCTGAGTATAATTTCTGAACACGGGTTGCATCCGTAATCTCTATTCTTATCTCTGCGCCCCCATTTAGCTGCTTGATTTTGTGCAGCCACTCTGTTAAATATCCCGCGCTCACCTGATCCTGACTTAACCAAACTGAGCCACTCTTCCATAAAACTTTCAACATTAGGTCGCTCCGTATAACATACACTATTATTAGCTAACATCCGATGTGGGTTGCCACCATCTTGTACAGGTAAATACCACTGGCCTGTCTTGGCATCGCGCATTCGGTGATCGGTAAGGTTAGACAACCCTATCAGGGCACTACGCCTAACTCCTCCGACCACCACAATGTCCCCAATCATACACACAATATCGTGTACCTCAAGGCTGTTAAGCTTACGGCCTTGTGCCTTCTCAAAAGTGTTAGTTACAAATGTAAATAGATTACGCAAGGGTTGTGGTCCAGAAGCCCTACCACCAAAAGTCTTGAGGCGTTCACCTGCAGGTCGTATCTTGTCATAGTCAATTGTAGGTATGTCACCTTCCCACAGTGAAGACATCAACTTCCTAAAAGCCACTGCCCATCCCTTCTTAGAATCTGCTACTACAATTACATCGTCACACTTAGCTAGTGTAGGTATAGTAGGAAGCTTAGATATAACATCACGCTCATTACTGAACCCGACACCTGTACCATTCATTAGTATGTATAGAGCTTCACTGAATGAACGCTTGGTACTCATTGCTACATAGGCACAGTTAAACGCTGAGATATTATCTCGATCACATGCAATACCCGCCGTCATCAGTAAGCGCATTGATGGCATGACCTCTTGCTTTAAAATTGCTCGATGTAATTCCTTGTACTTATCACCAAGGTCTACTTTAGTGGTCATGTAGTCCATGTATCGTGTAACTGTTTCCTCCCACGATTCCCTTCTTTTCTTATCTTCCAAGTACCTCGCATATTTAGTAACATGGATGATATCTTGGTATGTTGTTGGTAATTTTTTATAATTCATTGTTGGCGCGTTCCATAAGTTAATAGCGGGTAGGGTAAGCTTAGGCCAAGATAGTTTAGTTTTATACAAAGCTTTCCCCTATGTTAATAAAAAGTTATATCTATTCCTATACTGAGGGACAGTCAAAAATATCAGGCGAAGAAATACTCGCTATCCATTACCCCATCTAGGTTTAGCTTGCCCCTAGCAGGTAGTGGTTCTACTGATAATTTAGTACTATCATCAAGTTTTGATAATATTGAATCCCGCAAGTTATTCAATACATCATCCTTATATTGATCTACAAATGCTCGCCTCAGTTCTAGACAAAGTGTATCCGCACAGGCAGCATGAGTGCCATAGCTATCATGTATCATAGCAAAACTAGTAACACCTGCCTCCACACAGTAGTTCACAGTAAGCATGAGGTGGCTTGCATCAAGTGAGTGTACAAAGTTCGGGGCAATACCCTTCGCTTGTTCTCGGATGTTTAGCTTACCATTCTCAATACGCTGCATCACCTGTACACGCTTACCCAGTATATCAAAGTCATACCGCACTTCCATACGCTGCTGACAATACTGCAGCACAGGTAAACCTGCAGGTGTAGTCCATGTTATAGGTAAGCCATCGCTTGAGGCTACTCCCGCAGCTTTAACTAACCAATCCATAGCCTTCCTAGCAGCTATAACTACGTTACCAATGGCAATATAGTTCTTCTCAGCAATGTAATTAGCATCAGCAAAGGTAGGAGTAAAGCCAAAGTCGTGCCCACCTTCCCTCATTTTAGTTAAGGTTTCCATGACTTGACTCTTCATTCCCCATTGAGTTACACCATAAGGCATTGTCATGGCATTACGCTTGACTAGATCACGAGTCATATTACCCGCCCACTTAGTAGCCATAGGTGAGTCCTCATCTGAGATTAGTGCCTCCACCTCATTGAGTACATCAGTGTAAACATCAGGCGGGGTTGCTGTAGGCATTAAGCCCACAGCCTTGCCCCCTACCTCATCCCGTAACATAGCCGAGAAGTTCTGAAGTCCATTACACGTACCATCAAAGGCTACGGGTAGGTGAGATATAAAATCTTCCTGCTTACCCCCAGACATTATCATTTGAGACCACTCCAGACAAAAAGCCAGGAATGACCAAGGCTTATCAGCATCCTGCCACCATGTGGTGTCCAGTGGGTTAAGTGCAGACCCTAAAATAGCATCTTGATGTTCCTCTATGAAGGCCACGCGGTCATCAAATGTAACTTTATCTACACCGTAGCAATTAGCACCTTGAACTGCAAGCCAATACGCACCATTCACACCCAGTGCCTTACCCTCAGCAAATTTTAGTAGTGCCTTTGCAGGGTCATCACCCTGTGGGTTCAAATTAGCTGACACTGGGTAGGCACGCCCACGCCAATCTAATGCATAGGGAAAATAGAATTTATCCTCTGATAAGTACCTCTCGGAAACCGAAAGTTTACTGGCTAATTGCATACGGGCTGAGTCATTCTTGTGTAACTCATCATGGTATATAGCCGTTTGTTTTTTCCATGCAAGCATACTCTCATCCGTAACTATTCCAGGTTTTGGTGGAGGTTCGGCATTGTATGCATTAGGTAGGCCACCAATCTTACCCCCATATCCCCACGCTTTAGTCATTAATAAGAATATAGGCTTATTGATTGCCCATGCTGTACGCTGCAGTGAATTTACAGCACCATACACCAGTGGCATGTCGTGATCCTCTAATTCAGCTAAGTATTTTCTGTTAGCAGTCTTGAGTAATGAATAACTGGAGGTATTGGTTAAGTACCCACCCCCGTATGGACTATTCCAGTCTTTTGGAGGCACTATCATTGGCATATTAAAGGGTGTTAGAAGCTCATTGTAGCCATGTGATTCTGTTAACCACCTACGGGTCACATCAGTCTGTTTTATGACCTTACAGGTCGATCTATTCTTTCTTGCTTTAGTAGCCTGGAGGTAGCACATTCCTGTAGTCTCAATAAATAACTGAATTAGTAGCAACCCCAATTTTGCTCTATCACGCTTACCGTAGCGAATAGTAGTAACAGCCCCCCACTTACACTGCTGCTTGACCATCACGTGCAGCCTATCGGGACTCATAGTGGGAAATTTCTTAATGCGATTGAGATAATACCTGTGAGCCACTGGATTCTGTTCTTTTAGATTCTGATAATCCAGAATGTTATGTAGTCGTGTAGCTATTGTGGAGGCTATGCTTGATTCAGTTTTGCTATCACTCATTACTTCAATGATTGTTTTAGCGGTTATGAATGCTACATCCTCATATTCAAACATCGACAAGTACTTGCATACCTGATTGCCCCTAGTAGCACGCCCTGCAAGTGCAGCCTCTACTACATTCTCAATGGCAATGGCTAGTGGTGCTATTGTAGGCTCAATGAGTCCTCTGCCCACAGGCATATCACCTATGCCCCGCTTAATCACTGCTGCCCTATATCTTTTGATGCCTATAGCTGATGACTCACCCTCTATTAACTTTTGACGGGCGGTTAATTCTCTCAGTGTTTCTGATGGCATAATTACCCCTTTAACTTATAGTTTATACTATAGTATATCCCTCTATTCCTATACTGAGGGACAGTGAATTTAAAAAATAAAAAAAACCAGGAATGGCTTCTACTCTACCGAATCACTCACTCTATTGACCCACGCCACAATCTGCCAGTACTGCTGTACATCACTATCGGTGACATTGTTTCTGTCCACCTTTTTAAACCTCTCAGGGTGGGCTTTATACCACTTCTCGGCAGTCTCCCGCATGAATGGATATATGATCATTTATTGATGCCTCCCTGCTTCCATATAGGTAGCTTTTGAGACTTCCCACACACACCCTTCTCGCACTATAACATCACCATAGTCGTACTCACCTAACGCAGTGTCTACCGCGTATGGCTCACCATAGAAGTCACTTGCCATCTCAGTGTGGCGCGCGCATGCTTCTTTAAAGTTTGGCGCAGTGTAAAAAACGTGGTGTGTATAGTCACGCTCACCATTTCGTTCCTCTATTAAACCAATATAATATTTTTCACTCATAGCATATCCTCCCATTCTTCAAATTCCATAGCAGCCTCACCCACATTATGGCAGTCTTCGACGTACAGATCGTAGCGTGCCTCCTGCTGATCTCTCAGATCTTCATTACGGGCACACTGCGCCTCATACTCAAGATATTCCGCTTCGCTGACTTCACCTGCTGCCCTAGCTTCTGCACTTATTGAATTACTCATCATTGCCCCCCTTAAATTCCACATCAGTCTCGTGTAGATTCATAATTTCCATTGCCACTATTAGTGACTCAATGTCCAAATACAATTTTGCCACGTAGGCAGTCTCTACCACCTTATCATTTGAGATGTGCAAAATGTCCTTATGTATTAATTTTTCCTCCACAATCTCATCTCTTATTTTATTTGCAATGCTTAAAAGTCTCATCCTATGTACTATCGTTTTCATGATTTTGAATCCTCCATTTCCATTGATCTCTGCAGTGCAGCCTTAAATTCATACGCAATTTTCTTATTGATTGCTTTTCTGGCCTCCCGCTCGTAAATCCTACGCTTACCATGCCACGCCACCCGCTCGGCCTTGCTTAATTTTACCCATTCACTCAGGCTGATAGGTGGTACTACCTTTTCACCAAATAAATCTAGATTACTCATTTTTCCCCCATTGGTTAGCCATTGCATCCGCTATGCCTTGATATGTTTTACTGCGCTGCTGCCACCGATCCGCCGAGGGTGACATATAGTGCATCCGCTGCCGTTGACACTTGGGCAGGGTTAACATGTGAGCGTGTACGTCCTGAGAGGGCGTTAGAGGTGGTAAACCATGCAAGTATAACCCCGTCTTTTTTTGTTCTGCGTGCCCATGCTGCCAAGGGTGCACGTAATTGGGTTTCTTGATTTTCCCAAGTCTCTGCAGCACGCCTACAGGATTCTCTAAGCAAACCCGATCACTCAATGATTTTGCGAGAGTCCACAAGTCCATAGTCCATTTGACCGCACCCAATCTCTCAGAGTATCGCTTTTTTCCCTCACCATATGTGCTATTGCCCGCAACACACAAGGCGGTACAGGTAGGGTGCAGAATAATCAAATCGTAGCGCGTGCCACGTTCTAAAAATTCCACAATATCGCCCACGTGGTGATCAGGACTATTATCTTGAGACGGCAACAAGTCGCATGAGGTCACACTGTGCCCTAGTCGCTTGAATGCTTCTCTGATCGTCCCTGATGTTTCGCATCCGATTAATACTTTCATTATTTAGACCTCCCAAAAAGTTCACGTTTTAAGCCTACAGGCAATTCTTTTTTACTACCATACCCAAAAATAGCCATTTCCCTTAATCGCATTGTGGCTACAGCGTTACCACTGCCACAATCAGTGAAAGTGGCATAAAGTGAAAGTGGTATTTTACTTAACTTGATAGGATATTCCCACCATATGCCCGTTACCCATTTTCTACCCACTTTAGTACAAGTAAAAAGGCGGTTTCCTTTATCATTCGTGTAAGCTTGTCTAGTAATTATAGCCATAATTTATAGTCCTATATTTAATTGTGCAATCATTTTTTCATGCTCTACCTGTACGACAAAACCATTAGGATCAAAGTTATTAACCGCCTTTCCCTTGGCAATTAATCCCACTATACTATTTTTAGGATCAAGAAAGCGCAAATCCCCGCGTGCATTGTCACCATCTATAACACGTTTTTTAAGGTATTTCGGTGGTAACGGGTTACCTTTCAAAACATTAAACACTACAGCCACGTTTAGACCCCTTGCAATGGCTTTTACAACATCATTTTGATTATTTTCAGACTTGCTAAATGTTAAGTGGTAGTTTTTTGGGTAACCGCTACCTAAAACTTTAGAATAATCATAAAATTGAGTGTCGGGGAAAGCATGCATTATTGATCTGTATGATTTACCTTGATAATTAACTCTTATTTTATGGAATGGTAAATCACTTGTGCCATTAAGCCTAAAACAAGGTATTAAATTCTGTTTTTCGGCTAGTTTAATCCCATTATGAATTTCGTTGACTAGTTTATCCATAAATTCTGATTTATGCTCAAAAAATGCTTGAGTTTTTGTAATTCTTGCAGCCACTACCATAGATATTGGCTTGCCCTCTAGATCCAATGGCGCAGTACCATCCGTTTTAACGATAAGGCCATGCCCTGATTTATTTAAACAAAATTCTTCACATTGTGGACTACTATTAGCACACACCTCAAACCCGCTAGACTTTGCAGGTGCAAAATGTAAGATAAAGGACTTGTAACCGTCCTTTTCACCTTTTTTAATTTTGACGTTAGCAGTAGACAACAATTTTTGAGTAACATTAGGATATTTTTTATTTACCATGATACTAGACCTCCAAAATAGTTTTTAAAAGAAAAAAATTAATAACCAAGCCAATTTAAAACAAGTGATCCTTTGTATAGTGGTTTAATACCATATATATCAAAAAATTCCTGTGGGTTAACGTGATGTTCCCTGATCGTATTCTCTACCTGTTTAATCGTTAAGTCTTCAATTCTGAATTCATTTTCAGTATAAATAGCCATTTTTGAAAGCCTCCAATATAAAAGAAAAAAAAATATGTTTCGGTGTTGCTCAGAGATTATAAACATATAACTATTACTAGAGTCAAGCTTTTTATTTATATACTGAGTGACAGTGACGTAAAATATCTCTAAGAGTCAAGCCCGGCTTGGCTTTCAGGGCTTTTTGTGTGTGTGTATCTCGTAGTATCATATTGTGTGTGGTGGTGGTGGTGGTGTGGCTTGTAGTGTGGCATATGGTGTGGCCTATCGTCTCGTATGGTGTGGCCTATCGTCTCGTATGGTGTGGCCTATGGTGTGGCATATGGTGTGGCCTGTAGTGTGGCATATGGTGTGGCTTGTAGTACGTGCAAAAAAAAAACATATGGGCAAGCATGAACAGACAAACCACAAGCCACACCATACGTCAAACCACAAGCCACACCATACGTCAAACCATAGGCAAACCACAAGCCACACCATAGGCCATATACTCGGAGTTTCGCTTGTGGTTTTACCTCCTGGCCGTTCACCATTCGCGCGCATGCCCGTAGGTATTAGAAGGAAGGCAAGGGGGGACGGCTCAAATCCTGAGCGTTAAGATACCCTCTCATATTTTTGTAATGAATATAATTTGAAGTTAGATATTAAGCATAGAGGATATTGAGCATAAATAGTAGTCTTAACTATAAGCTACACTATAGGCTTATTCCTATACTGAGGGACAGTGGCCCACTTTCTAGTGTAACTCCTTGTTTTTAATCCCAACTACTAGTCCACCCCTTGTTTCTCTTAGGTCCACCCAGTACTAACCTCTTGAACTCCCTAAGTGATTCATCCTGCATTCTATCTCTATGATCAGCTTCAGCCTTATCAGTATCTCTATCCATCTGTTCAGCCCACCTAGCTACAGCCA